AGACAATCTACATTCAAAGAAGAGACGTATAAGCCAATAGTCATGGGTGTTGACCCAGCTGAGAAAAGAGATAGAGCTGCTATTTGTTTTAGGCGTGGTAGAGAAATTATAAAGTACATCTGTTATAAAGATATGAAGCCTATGAGAATGGTGGGACTTATAGCCCAATACATCGATACTTATAAAGTAAGGAAAGTATTTATTGATTACGCTTTAGGTTCTGGAATAGTAGATAGGCTTCATGAGCTAGGATATGAAGACCAAGTACAGGCTGTCCATTTTGGAGAGCAAGCAATGGATCCTAATCGTTATCGCAATAAGCGTGTAGAGATGATAATGACACTCAAGGAATGGTTAGAAGAGGGAAATTGTAACATACCGGATGACGATGACTTTCATGCTGACTTGATGGCAATGCCTGATTACATTGAGAATTATAATCACATAATAGCATTGGCACCTAAGAAAGAGATTAGAGCGAATTTTGGTAAGTCACAAGATATCTTAGATGCAACTGCTTTAACATTTGCATATCCGGTTAACATGAGTGAAGACAGACAGGTTTATAAAAAGAAAGAGATTAAAAGACGTCAATTTGTAAGGGTTTAGGAGGAGATATTATGGGAATAACTCTCGCAGGAGCTTTAATAGGCAGTGCAATATTAGGAGCAGGAACAGCAGCCGTAGGGATTTCACAATCAAGGAAGGCTGGTAAGAAGCAGGAACAAGCTCAAGAGCAAGCAGCGGCCAAGGCAGCCAAAGAAAGAGCAAGACTATTACAAGAGGATGAGGATGTTCTGGCAGACACCGAAGCTGGCCGTAGACGTAGACAAGTCGGATTATCTTTAATTGAAACCGGTCCTTTAGGTGTTTTAGGCAATGTTCCAACCCAACGTGGCAAAATCTTAGGTAACTAATAAGGAATAATATTATGGCTCTAGCTAAAAAACTTATTGAAAGAAATGAAGAGTTAAAGGCTCAGAAATTAGTTTGGGAAGATCATTGGGAAGAATTGGCTGAACTTATTATGCCAAGGAAATCTAATATCAAAAGCACGTTTGAGCGCGGTGAATACTTAAATGATGACATCTTTGATTCAACAGCAATAAGGGCATCCCGCACTATGGCATCAGCATTAATAGGAATGTTATGGCCTTCAGGTTCTAAGAGTTTTAGATTAAATCCTCCAAAATCAATTGACCAAACCAAAGAGAACAAAGAATATTACGATAGAGTTTCTGAGATTATGGCTAATGCTATGGATAATCCCAAATCTGGTTTGCCTGTAGCTCTTGATGAGTATATGCAAGATCAAGCTGTCTTTGGTACAAGCGGTATTGCAATCTTCCCATCTGAAGAAGAGGGCTCAGATATTGTCTATCAACCATGGAACATTAAAGAAATGTCTATTGATGAGGGCCAGAATGGGTTCGTGAACACAGTTTATTATGAATTTGAATGGCCAATAAGAAAAGTCATAGAAAAGTATGGGATAGAGAATGTTAGTCAAGTTTTAAGAGAGAAAGCTAGTAACGGTAAAGCTGATGATATGGTCAAGATTTTACATGTTATTCAGCCTAAGAAACAGTTAATGGAATTCTTTGGAAGAGCTAAGGGTAATCAAGGGATGGCTTTTTCTTCTATTCATCTTGAGATACAGACTAAAAAGATTTTACTTCAAAAAGGCTTTGATGAAATGCCTATCAAAGTTACGCGTTTTCGTAAAGGATCTGGCGAGATATACGGAAGATCACCTGGTATTGATGCCCTTCCTGATATTCGTGAAGTTAATTTCATATGGCAATCTTTAACTGTTGCTATTGAGAAGAGTTTAGATCCACCACTTGCCTTAATCAGTGATGGCAAATTAGGAGGAGGAACACTTGATACTTCTCCTGGAGCATTCAATGTTTTTAAGCCAACGGGAAGACTTGGGGTAGATAATCCTATTGTTCAGCTTCCAACTAATGGTGAGTTACAATCAACAAGCCAATTAATTGAAGAGCTTCGTCAATCTATTACAGAGCATTTCTTTATTGACAAACTTCTTGATTTTAACAATACCACTCAGATGACACTAGGTGAGGCACAGATTAGAAACACACTTCGTAATGATGCTTTAAGGAGTATCTTTGCTAGACAGACGGCAGAGTTGTTTGTTCCATTGGTTGAGAGAACTTTTAATCTTCTTTTAAAGATGGGTAAACTTGGTTTCTCTCAGAATTCACAAGAAGCACAAGATGCTTTACTTGAAGGTAAAAATGTTCTAATCATACCTGATGATGTAGCAGAGATGATGGCAGCAGGAGAAGATGTCTTTGAGATTACATTTATAACACCGGCTGAAAGATTATTAAGATCTCGTGAAGCAGAAGGCATAGTTAGGCTTTGGGAATTTGCTTTACAGATAGCACCTGTTCAGCCTGAGATATTAGACAATCTCAATGCCGATATATCTTTGAGAGAACTAGGTTCAATCCTAGGGGCTCCAAATGAGATATTAAATGATGAAGATCAAGTAACTATCAATAGAGACATTAGATTGCAAGCTGCAATACAACAACAACAAGCAGAACAATTGCAACAGGGAGTTGCGACAGCCGCTGAAGCAAATAAAGCAGGATTACTAGGGGAACCAAATGCCTAAAGAAGAGATAGATAAGCACATTAAAAGAATAGAACAGAAGAGAGATGAGAAGTCAGAGCAAGAAACAATAAAACTAATGAGGGATTTTGACGATGTCTTTTCATCTGAATCTGGCAAGATAGTTTTAAAATATATTAATAAGATTTGTGGATTCGATACCCCGTCACTAGTAGTAAATAAACAGACTGGTGATATATGTAAAGAAGCTGTTATTTATAACGAGGCTAGACGAAATGTGTATCTAGAAATAAGAAGTCTTTTAAGACCTAAGGTACTAAAAGAAGTGGAATATGACGATATTTAAAATTAGGGGGAATTATGGCTAAACATGTAAGACCTATTCGAGCAAAATCATTAAGCAAAAAATTTACTAAAACAGCAGCCAAAAAAGGCGCTAAGAGAACTATGATAAAAAAGAAATAGACTATGATGGAGTATGACAATGCCTAAAGGGACAAAGGTAGACAGATGTTTTAAAAAGGTTAAGAAATCTAGAGGCGCAGCGAGTGCAGCTCGTATATGTCAGGCCTCTACTGGGCAGAGTTTAAAGACAGGAAAAAGAATTAGGAAATCAAGAAAAAGATAGGAGAACCATATGGCTACGGAAACCATACCAGTAAATGCTCTTGTAGGGGAAGCTACCCCTACTGAAACCACAGAAAATACAGAAAATACAGAAGTTTCAGTACCCCAAGGAAACGAATTTAAAGTACCAGAGAAGTATACGGGTAAAGAATATTTAAAAGACATTGATAATTACGATAAAGTGTTTGACTTGCTTGATAACTCTCAAAGTCTTATTGGCAAGCGTCCTTCAGGGATCCCAGAGGAAACAGCATCTCAAGAAGACTGGGATAAGTTTTACGGTAATATGGGTCGTCCAGAGAAGGCAGAAGATTATGCTTTTGAATTAACTGAATTACCAGAGGGTTTACAGAGAGACGAGACATTGCTTGGTCAAGCAAAAGATGAAATGCATAAGATTGGATTATCTAATAAACAGGCTGATTCTTTGCAAAAATGGTTTGACCAATATACGGTAGGTGCTTTCAATGCAAAAAAAGAGCAAGGAAGCAATGTTGAAAAAGAATTTACAGAGATGGCTGATAAGCATTTTGGAGATAAAAAAGATCAGATCATGGATAATGCTAAAGAGATTCTAAAAGGTAACGTACCTGAATCATTCAAAGAGCGTTTAGACAATCTCAACAATACTGATCTATTGATGTTCGCTGGAATTTTGGACAATGTTAAATCAAAATATATCACTGAAGACAATCTTGTTTCATCAGGGAATGTAATGTCAGGAGCTCTGACACCAGAAGAGTCAAAAACTAAACGTATAGAACTGCAAAAAACTCCGGCTTATAATGACGCGTTCAATGCAGATCATGATCGAATAGTAAAACAAGTTAATGATTTGTATGGGAATTGACCATCTAAATAGTTGACTTTAAAAGCGATTGTTTATATAATTTAATTGTTAGGTAGCCAATAGGTCTAACTATGATAGAGAACTATCCGTTAAGATTTCTCGATAAAATCTAGGCAGCGTCCATAATATCCTTGGGTAGCGTTACTGATTATTTAATTATAATTTTGTAGCAACCCCATAGGAGATAATGTTATGGCTGTAGATTCGATTAATAATAATCTGATTACCCAGTTTTCAGAGCGCCTGCATATTTTAGCAGAGCAAGATAACTCACGTCTTCGTCCTCATGTAATCATGAAGAAGATGACTGGCGATAACTTCGCATACGATCGCTTAGGAAGCATCGAAGCAAATGAAGTTGTAGGCCGCGTACAAGCAGTTCAATTCTCAGATATCCAACATTCACGTCGTGAAATAAGACGACAACGTTTCGAGATTACTATACCTGTAGATAAATCAGATCTTAGAGGGATGTTAATTGATCCTCAATCTGATTATGCTCAAGAAGTCGTCAAGG